TCAAGATCACGAAGCCCATATAGCTACACACATGGCTATGGCTGACGATCCTAAGATAAGGAAGATGATTGGTCAGAGCAAGAATGCTAATGCTATATTAGGAGCATTTACAGAACACGTAACAGAACACATTGCTTTCCAATACAGGAAAGAAATAGAAGAACAACTCGGTGTGCCTCTTCCACCACCTGATGAGCCACTACCTGAAGACATAGAATTGCGTTTGTCTCAGTTAGTATCTGAAGCGGCACAGCGAGTCCTACACAAAGATATTGCTGAAGAAAGACAGAAAGAAGTTCAAGAGAAACTTAAAGACCCTGTTATTCAGCAACGTGATAGAGAATTAGATATTAGAGAAGCACAAGTTAAAGCTAAGATGCAAACAGATGCACAGAAAATTGTTGCAGATTTACAGAAATCTACAATAACTGCTGGTACTGAGTTAGAGCGATTAGCTTCACAAGAAAGAATAACAAGTGCTAATATTGCAGCTAGGCTTGCTACAGACGAAGCAGAAATAAGCAGCAAGGAGAAAATAGAAGGTGCAAAGATCGGTGAAAAGATTGCATCTGACATTCTAAATAAAGATAAATGAGCAGCGAAATAATAATGGATAACTTTCCTGATGCACTACGTAAGATGATCAGAGAGCAGATGAATGATCATACTGATGTTATGGCAGGAGGAAGTTGTAAAGACTACGGTGAATATAGATATATGGCTGGGGTCATAGCAGGTTTAGCTTTAGCTGAACGTGATTTACTTGATCTATTAGAGAGAGCAGACGAAACATCATAAGGATGCAAAGGTCGCAGGTCCTTTACCTGTGCAATAAAAATAAAATATGAAAGCAGTAGAAGAAGTGAAAGATTCTGAAGCACCCGAAAAAGAAGAATCTACAGCGAAACAATTACCAGAACCCTCTGGTTATCGAATATTAATAGCATTACCTGAAGCAGAAGAAAAAACAGAAGGTGGAATAATTAAAGCCTCCTCTTATGTAGAAAGAGAATCTGTTGGTTCTATATGTGGATTTGTAATGAAATTAGGTCCAGATGCCTATCAAGACAAGCAACGGTTTCCAAACGGTGCTTATTGCAAAGAAGGCGATTGGATAATAATGCGTTCTTATACCGGAACTAGATTTTTAGTACACGGCAAAGAATTTAGATTAATAAACGATGACAGCGTTGAAGCCGTTGTTGAAGACCCAAGAGGAGTGGTGAAAGCATGAGTACAAACGAAGAGTTTGCAGAAGAGCAATTTGAAGCTATTGAAGAAACAACTGAAGAATTAGTACAAGAAGAGTCTCACAGTAAAGAAGAGAAGTTTTTAGGTATTAAAAATACAGTAGTTTCTGAAGATGCTTCCGAAGAGTTTGATGTTGAAATTGTAGACGACAGACCAGAGGCTGATAGAAAAACACCTCGTTCTGACGAACAAAAACAAGCAGATCAAGCTGAAATAGAACAAGAAATAGATGGCGTTGATGAACGTGTTAAAAAACGTATTAACAAACTAAAATACGAATTTCACGAAGAAAGACGTGCTAAAGAAGCAGCAGAAAAATTAAGAGAAGAGTCTGTTAATTTTGCTAAACAACAAGCTGAAGAAAATAGAAGATTATCAGCTTTAGTACAACGTGGCGAAAGTGCGTTGATGCAACAAGTTAAAGCAAAGGCTGAAGCACAACTTGATCAAGCCAAAAGAAATCACATGGCTGCACATGAGTCAGGTGATACAGAACAAATAACTAATGCAACTAATGATATGTTGAAGGCTCAACAAGAATTAAAAGTTGCAGAGGATCATTTGGCGGTTGAAAGAGCAAGAGCACAACAGGCTCCTCAACAGGTTGCACAACAACCAATGACTCAACAACAACCAATACCACAACAGGCACCTACCATAGACCCGAAAGCAGTTGCTTGGTTGAAAAACAATTCGTGGTTTGGTTCAGATGATCAAAAAGAAATGACTGCTTTGGCGTATGGAATACACGAAACTTTAGTAACTAAAGAAGGTGTATCGCCACAGTCTGATAAGTATTATGAGGAAGTGGACAAGCGTATGCGAGTTCGTTTCCCTGATTATTTCGGGGTGGAATCAACTGAAGAAGGCAACGAAGTTGCTGAAACTGCGACACCCAGAAGTACACAATCGGTAGTAGCACCATCAAATCGAAACAATGGTAGCAAACCCCGCAAAGTGCAGTTAACTTCAACTCAAGTCGCTCTCGCAAAGCGTCTTGGGATTAGTCCAGAAAGATATGCTAAAGAACTCATTAAGGAGAAAATTTAATGTCTGATATATATGATAACGACACAGAAAAATCTACAGAGGATTCTGTAGTCGATAAGCGTGCACCTAGAGAAGTAGATGAAAGAAAAGACGATACTCGTCCAGATGATGCTTTTGTTCCTCAATCCCTTTTACCACAACCTGAACCGCAAGACGGTTGGGTTTTTAGATGGGTTAGAACTTCAATACTAGGGGAGTCCGACAACATAAACGTTTCAACACGTTTTCGTGAAGGTTGGGAACCCGTTAAGGCTGAAGATCATCCCGAATTAAAAATTCAATCTGACTATGGATCACAGTTTGCGGCTAAAGGAAACATTGAAATTGGCGGTTTACTTTTATGTAAAGCACCAGAAAAAACAATGCGACAAAGAGCCAAATACTATGAGGATATGGCACAGCAACAAATGGAAGGTGTTGATAGAAATTATCTACGAGAAAATGACCCTCGTATGCCTTTATTAAGAACAGAAAGAACTACGAAGGTTAAATTTGGTGGCAATAATTAAGTAATTAATTATGCTTTATTTAATTTAATCGGAGAGAAAATTATGTCTTCAACGGCAACTCCTATGGGTGCAGAGCCTATCGGTACTCTTAGTGCAAGCGGTTCCTTTACAGGAAAAGTTAGACACTTAAGTATCGCTAGTAACTATGGCACCGCTATATTCTACGGAGACTTTGTAAAAACAGTCGCTGCTGGAACTATAGAAAAAGATACAGGAACTACTTCATTAACACCTACAGGTGTATTTATGGGTTGTTCTTATACTGATCCGACTACAAATCAACCTACATATTCGCAACATTATCCAGCTTCTACGGTTGCTAGTGATATTAAAGCTTATGTGTTAGATGATCCTAATGTATTAATGAAAATGCAAGGGGATGCTTCTTTGGCTCAAACAGCTATAGGTAATAATGTAGCGATTGTTCAGACCGCAGGTTCAACGAGCATTGGACGTAGTAAAAACGCTGTCGATAGTTCAACTATTGCTGCTACTACTGCTACGCTTCCACTTAGAATCATCGACTTTGTTGATGGTCCTGATAGCTCAGTTGGTGATTCTTTTACAGATGTTATCGTTAAATTTAACGCAGGGCATCAATACGACAACACCACAGGTGTTTAAAGGGAGTATATAAATGGCTATTTCAAGAGCACAAATGCTCAAAGAGCTGCTTCCGGGATTGAATGCACTCTTTGGCGATGAATACACGTCTTATGACGATGAGCACGCTGCTATCTACGAAACTGAAAACTCAGATCGTTCTTTCGAGGAAGAGGTGAAGTTAAGTGGATTTGATGCTGCTCCTGTTAAGAATGAAGGTTCTGCAATCAGTTATGATTCAGCACAAGAAACTTACACAGCACGTTATAATCACGAAACTATAGCTATGGGCTTTAGTATCACAGAAGAAGCAATGGAGGATAATCTTTATGATTCTCTTTCAGCTAGATACACAAAAGCACTAGCTAGGGCTATGTCTTACACTAAACAGGTAAAAGCTGTAAATCCATTAAACAATGGTTTTACAAACTCTTTTCAATCTGGTGACGGAGTAAATTTATTTACTGCATCAGGTGACGGAGTTACTGGCGGTGACGGACACCCCTTGGTTGATGGCGGTAAAAATAATAACCGTCCTGCAACAGCGACTGACCTTAACGAAACTTCATTAGAGAATGCAGTAATTGATATTGCTGGATTTAAAGATGAACGTGGACTTTTAGTTGCTGCTAAACCAAGACGTTTGATTATTCCATCAGCGTTACAATTTACTGCTACAAGACTCTTAGAGACTCAAGGCAGAGTTGGAACTTCTGACAATGACATCAACGCACTAAGAAATAATGGAGCGATACCAGAAGGATATTTTGTTAATCACTATTTAACAGATTCCAATGCTTTCTTCATTATTACTGATGTTCCTAATGGAATGAAACACTTCCAAAGAACAGCTTTAGAAACTTCTATGGACGGTGACTTTGACACCGGAAATGTTCGTTATAAAGCGAGAGAGCGTTACTCATTTGGAGTAAGTGACTACATGGGAATCTACGGATCACCGGGTAGTAGCTAAGATAAAATGGGCGATAGTTAATTCTATCGCCCTTTTTTTCGTTTTTAATCTAGGGTTTTATTTAATCTATCGACTGACCTAGCAGACTCGCCAAGACGATAGACTATTAAGGAGACTTAATTATGGCAAAATCAACATTTTCAGGACCGGTTAGATCACTAGCTGGTTTTATTTCAGCAGGTAATGCAACAGTAGTTAGCTTAACAGCAGACACTACACTTACAGTAGCAGCACACTCAGGTAAAATTCTTACTTGTAATGATGCTGATGGTAAATTTACTTTACCTTCAATCGTTGCAACTGCTCCGGGTAGGGACGATGATCCTAATCAAACTAACAACTTGGGTGCTTCTTTTACTTTTGTAATAGAAACAGCAGCTACTGATTTAGATATTTTAACTGACGGAACAGATAAGTTCGTTGGTGGACTGTATATGGGTAAAAGCGATGCAGCAGGTAAAACATTTTTCTCAGGTGCTAGTAACGATGTTATAACTTTAAATGGTACTACCAAAGGCGGAATAGTTGGAACAATCATTAGAGTTACAGCAATAGCTTCAGCCAAGTATGCAGTAGAAGGTATTAACCTTGCTTCCGGTACTGTAGTAACT